TTCTCATGCTGAAGGATACCTTACTAAAACTCAAGGGTTTTATTCACATACTGAAGGACAATCAACTTTAACATTAGGAACAGCTTCTCATGCTGAAGGAAATGCTAGTACAGCTTCTGGAAATTGGTCACATGCCGAAGGAACAGGTACCTATTCTGTAGGTCAATATTCTCATGCTGAAGGAGGGGGAACTATAACTTATGGAGATTATTCACATGCTGAAGGAGAAGATGGTATTACTTTAGGAAGAGGTTCACATGTTGAAGGATTTGGTTCTTTTGCCTCAGGGAGTTGGTCACATGCCGAAGGATTTGGATGTACTGCCTCAGGGTATTATTCCCACGCTGAAGGAGCAGGTACTATGGCTCTAGGTAGTTCTTCTCACGCTGAAGGTGCAGGAAGCATAGCATATGGAGATTTTTCACATGTTGGGGGGTTCTTTAATGTTGCTTCGGGTTCAGGTCAAACCGTATTTGGTATAAGGAATGAACTAAATAATACTAGTTCTTTGTTTGTTGTAGGGGCAGGCGGTACGTTAGGTGCAATAAATATATCAGGTCCAAGAAGAGATGGTTTTTCTGTTGATGTAGATGTAAATTCTTCTGCTTCAATAATGGTCCCCCCTAATGAAGGAAATCCTGGATCCCCCAGAACGGGTTCAATGTATTTAGATATAATAAATAATCAATTAAAAATATTTAATGGTCTAGTGTGGTTAACCTTTGACCCAATTTAAAATTTATGGAAAATACAAAATTAACTTCTGAAGAAATAAATCAATTAAAGTTTTTAAACAATAATCATAATTCTTTATTATTAGAATTAGGAGATGTTGAATATAAATTAATATCTTTAAATAATATTAAGAACAATATTTTAGATAGATTAAAAGAATTTAAAAATACTGAAAATAATTTAGCTAAAAATTTACAAGAAAAATATGGTGAAGGGGTGATTGATTTAAATAAAGAAGAATTTATACCTAATAAATAATTTTTTATAAAAAATTTAATATTTATAATAAAATAAATAATATTATAAAAAATTTTTAAACAAACATGGCTAACGTTTTATTATCACCAGGTGTTTTATCTATAGAAAATGATCAGTCATTTATTAGACAACAACCTGTGAATGTAGGGGCTTCTATAATAGGACCTACAGTTAGAGGTCCTATTGAGTTACCTACTATAGTAACTTCATATAGTGATTTTACCAATAGATTTGGAGATGTTTTAGTAAGTGGAGGAAATACATATTCTTATTTTACTTCGATAGCAGCATATAATTATTTTAATAATGGAGGAGACACATTGTTAGTAACTAGGGTAGTATCCGGTTCATATACCCCTGCAGTATCTACTACAATAAATAATGCTCTAGTAAATACTACTGCTTCTGTTAATGCAGATTTTTCTTATTTACATACAGAGGTAGTTGCTTCTGGTTCATCTTCTTTGGGGGTGAATGGAATAAATATAGTAGTTACTGGAAGTTCTCCAAGTGCAAATACCAGTACAATAATATATGTTTCTTCAGGTTCTAGTGCAGCAAATACAATAACAGCTGTTATAACAGCTTTTAATACTAGTGCTTCTGTTTCTCCCTATAATACATCATTACAAAATATAACTTCTAGTGTTTCTGCTTCTACAGGAATATTATTTGAATCTATCAATGGAATAACAGGAAATTCATATTATTATACTTCAGGAAGCAATACTGTATATTTTACAGGAGGAACTAATCAAGCAGCTTTTGAATTAGAAACTCTTTCTGAAGGCATAATAATGAATAGTTCTAGTTCTTTAAGTTCAGGAGGAGCTTTAGAAAGCGGATCTGTAAATAACATCAGATGGCAGATAATAAACCCTATAACTTCGTCTGGTCAATTTACTTTACTTATTAGACAAGGGGATGATGTTGCAAATAATCCTACTGTTTTAGAAACTTTTATAAATTTATCTTTAGATCCTCAATCTCCTAATTATATTTCTAAAATGATAGGAGATTATAAATATAATTATAATCCTTCTACTAACCAAATAGAAGTTTCTGGTTCTTATGAAAATGCTTCAAGATATGTAAGAGTTAAATCAGTAAATTATACTACTCCTTCTTATTTTGATAATAATGGATTATTTAAATCTCAATATACTTCTTCTATTCCTTTAGCACAAAGTGGATCTTTTACAGGAGCTACAGGAGATATAAAAGGAGGTTCTAAATTTTGGAATGAAATAGAAGAAACAAATACTCAAGGATTAGTTGCAGACAATTATGCAAATATGATTAATCTATTATCTAATCAAGATGATTATAGATTTAATTTATTATTAACTCCTGGATTAATTGATTCTTTTGCCACTCATACTTCTAAAATATCCAATATAATTACAAATACTCAAGAAAGAGGAGATAACATATATATATTAGATTTAGTACCTTATGGAAGTACAGCCCAGTCAGCCATAACCCAGGCTTTATCTAGAGATACTTCGTATGCCGCTTCTTACTGGCCGTGGTGTCAAATAATTGATCCTGCTACTGGAAAAAGAGTATGGGTTCCTGCTTCAACTCTTATTGCTGGGGTATATGCCTTCAATGATAGAGTTGCTGAGCCGTGGTTTGCTCCTGCTGGTATAAATAGAGGAGGTTTATCTTTAGTAGTTAGAGTTGAACAAAAATTGCCTCAATCTACTCGAGATAGTTTATATCAAAATAAAGTAAATCCTATAGCTACTTTTCCGGGGCAAGGCATAGTAGTATATGGGCAAAAAACATTACAACTTAAAGCTTCTGCTTTAGATAGAGTAAATGTTAGAAGATTATTAATCTCACTTAAAAATTATATTTCTCAAGTAGGTAATACTTTAGTATTCCAACAAAATACTATTGCTACAAGAAATCAGTTTTTATCTCAAGTAAACCCTTATTTAGAAAGTGTACAACAAAGACAAGGTTTATATGCTTTTAAAGTTATAATGGATGATACAAATAATACTGCAGATGTAATAGATAGAAATCAATTAGTGGGGCAAATATATATTCAGCCAACAAGAACAGCTGAATTTATATATTTAACATTCAATATTACCCCAACAGGAACTCAATTTCCTTAATCAAAAACTTTTTTAATGATATTTATAATAAAACATAATATAAAAAATGGCAATTCTTGATCCTAACGAAATATTTTTTACAGCTTTTGAACCAAAACAACAAAACCGATTTGTTTTATATATGAATGGTGTTCCTGCTTACATGATCAAAGGAGTGAGTGCTGTTACTTTAACTCAAGATTCTATTCCTTTAAATCACATAAATGTTCAAAGATTTGTTAAAGGAAAATCTAAATGGGGTTCTATAACATTAACTTTATTTGATCCTATTACTCCTTCTGGGACATTAGCAGTAATGGAATGGGTTCGTTTACATCATGAATCGGTAACTGGTAGAGATGGATATTCTGATTTTTATAAAAAAGATTTAACAATAGATATTATTGGACCTGTAGGTGATATAGTTTCTGAATGGATAATTAAAGGAGCCTTAATTACTGAAGCTAATTTTGGTGAATATAATTATGATAATGAATCAGTAGCTCAAAATATTACTGTAACTGTTCAACCAGATTATTGTATACTTAATTTTTAACCGTAATACCATTATTTGAATCCCCTTGGATAAACAAGGGGATTTTTTTTTATATTATTAAATTTGGATTTTCGAAAAAAATTTCATATAGTATCGATATTAATAATTTTTCAATAAAAAAGTTATACCTAAAATATGGAACAAAATTTTAGTTTCCCTACAGAAACAATTGAATTACCTTCTAAAGGATTGTTATATCCTCAAGATTCTCCTTTATCATTAGGAAAAGTAGAAATGAAATATATGACTGCTAAAGAAGAAGACATTTTAACAAATCCCAACTATATTAAGCAAGGAGTAGTTGTTGATAAATTAATGCAGTCTATGTTAATAACTAAATTTAATTTTAGTGATATTTTAATTGGGGACAAAGACGCTTTAATGCTTGCTTCCAGAATTTTAGGATATGGTAAAGATTATGAATTCACTTATTATTCAGAAATAAGCAACACTTCAGAAAAAATAACAATAGATTTAACTAAGATTAATGAAAAACCTTTAATAACTGATAATATAGTAACTTCTGGGAAAAATGAGTTTTATTTTGAATTTCCTAACACTAAAAATAAAATTACTTTTAAATTGTTAACTCATGGGGATGAACAAAATATAGATAAAGAAATTCAAGGGTTAAAAAAATTAGATCCCAAAGGTAATTTTGAAGTAGTTACTAGATTAAGACATATGATTTTGTCGGTTAATGGGGATTATGAGAAAAAAACAATTAATGATTTTATAAATAATGGTTTATTAGCTAAAGATGCAAGAGCTTTTAGAGAATATATATCTTTGATTTCTCCTGGATTAGATTTAGTTTATAAACATGAAAATGAGTTTGGTGTAGAGGAGGACATCAACATACCAATTACTATTAACTTTTTTTGGCCTGACGCCTAGTTATCGAGAATATTTATTTAATACCATTCATGAAATAGTATTTCATGGACAAGGGGGGTATGATTATAATACAATATACAATATGCCCATTTGGTTAAGAAAATTTACTTATAATAAATTAAAAAAATATTATACTAAAAAATCAGAAACAGATCAAGAAGATAACATACAAAAATCTATTTCAGCAATGAAACAAGCTAAAATAGATAATATTATCCCAAAACAACCAACATATACAACAAAGGTATCAAAAAAATGATACCTTTTTGTATTTATAATAAAAAATAATAATGGCTAAAGATGCTAAAAAAGATATAGACGAACTAAATAAAGAATTAAGTAAATTCGAAACCGTTATATTGGGAGTTGCTAGTAGATTATCTGATGTTGTCAGAGAAACTTTTGAAGACATAAGAAACGAGGCTTCTAGTTTAAATGAAATTTTTAGGAAAAACATAGACAAAAGTATCAAAGACATAACTAAAAATTCAGATAAAATCTTAGAAAATACTTTAAAATTGTATAAAGGAGAATCTAAAATTTCAGATATAAGTAAGATGAAGTCTAATCTTCTTCTTAAAGAACTATCTATTAAGAGAAATTTAAATTCTTTAGTTGAAATCGGGGTAATAAGTGAAGAAGATGCTAAAAAACAAGAAGAAGAAGTTACTCAAATATTAAAAGAACAAAATAAATTATTAGATAATCAAATATCTTTATCTAAAAAGATAAACAATAATATGGGAGTTACTGGAAATATTGTTAAAGGTATTTCTAAGATTCCTGTTTTGAAAGACCTTATAGATTCAGAAAACATATTATCAAAAGTTCAAACAGAAGCCGTAAAAGAAACCACAAACAGAACTAAAGTTATGAACACGGCTTTTAAGGTTATAGGACAAAGTATAAAAGAAAATTTGAGTGATCCAATAATTAAATCTGGTGTAGTTATTACTACTTTAGGGTTTATTCTAAACAAAGTTTCAAATTTATTCAAAGGAGTAGATCAAGAAGCTGGAGATATGGCTAAATCTATTGGAGTTTCGTATAATTATGCTCTCGGTTTAAATGAAAGATTAAGAGATACTGCTATAAATTCTTCTAAAATAGGAATTAATTTTAAAGAATTATCTGAATCTCAAAAATCTTTTTCTGATGAATTTGGGGTTTATAACAAAATTGCAGATGAAAACCTAAATACTCAATCTCAATTAACTAAACTAATAGGGTTGCAGGGAGAAGAAACTATAAAAATATTTAAAACTTCTGCTGCTAGAGGAATTAGTGAAGATAAATTTATTAGACAAATATATGGTGCTAATACTGCTTTAAATCAACAACAAAAAACTTTTATTTCACAGAAACATGTTGTAAAAGAAATAGCATCAACTTCAAACGCAATAAAATTGTCTATAAAAGGAGGTACAGAAGCATTAGTTAATTCAGTGAGAGAAGCTCAAAAATTAGGATTAAGTTTAAATAAAATAGATAATATTGCTGATTCTTTGTTAAATTTTGAACAATCTATAACAGCAGAGTTAGAAGCAGAATTAGTAACAGGTCAGGATTTAAATTTAGAAAGAGCTAGATATTATGCTTTAAATAACGATATTAATGGATTAATGAGAGAAATAAATGCTCAAGGCATAACCTCACATAAATTCGCTAATATGAATAGAATAGCTCAAGAAAAAACAGCAGCTGCTTTAGGGATGTCCCGAGAAGAGATGTCTGATATGTTTACAGAACAAGAATCATTAAATCAACTTAAAAAAACAGCTGGATATCAAGATATAAAAGATTTAGAAGCCGCTGAAAAAAAATTTAAACTTAGAGTTAAAGATGTAGGTTATTCAAAAGCTTTACAAGAATTAGGTGAAAGTGAGTTTGCAAATAATATGAAAACTCTTTCTGTTCAAGAATCTATGAATGAAGCTATGATTAGACTTTCTGATACTATTAAAAGTATTGTTGATGGACCTATAGGAAAACTTCTTGGAAAAGTAAACGGTATTCTATCAAAAATATCTGAAACTCCTTGGATGAGTAAATTAGTAGGAAATGTTATTATAGCGGGGGCGGCTGTAGCGGGGATAGCCTCTATTATAACTTTAGGAAAACAAATGTTGCAAATATTTGGTTTAAAGAAAGGAGTTCAATCTGTTTATGTAACTAACATGGATGGAACTGGTTTTGGAGGGAATAATGGAGATGAAAGCATTTTAGATACAGATACAGGAAGAAGAAACAAACGAAACAGAATGCCTAGAAATGTAGGTAGAAGTGGTTCAAGAGGAGGTATGAGAAGAATATCTCAAGCTTTTAAGATGGGAGGAAAAAAAGGAGGATTTAAAGCTTTATCAAGAATGGCAAGACCTGCTATGAAAACAGCAAGTAAATTTTTAAAAGGAGGAGGAATTACTGCTGCTATTGGGGCGGGTATTGATTTAGCTGATTTTTTATCTAATGAAAAAACCAGAAAAACAGGTATAGGTGGATTTTTAGAATCTTTTGGGGGTTCATCTATGTCTGCAATAGATTGGATACCTGGATTAAATCAACTTACTGAAGCTATAGGATTGGGTATAGATAATATGAATACAGCTAATCTAGCAAATGCCAGAGCTATTTATAGAAGTTTACACCCTGAAGCTCCTACTATTATCCCTAACAAAATACTGATAGGAGATATAAACAAAAATCCAGATAATTATACTGAAGATATAATTGATGATGTTAAAGATGTAGACATATCAAAATTAGAAAAAGGAGGTTTAGTAACTCAAGGGGGAGTAGCTAAAGTAGATACAGGTGAAGTTTATTTGGGGGGAAATTCTTTAGGAGTATTAAAAAGTATGTTAGATTCTCTTCAAGAACAAAACAAATATTTAAAACAACTTATTAATAAAGACCAAAATATTTATATGGATTCTATTAAGGTAGGAACCGCTTTTTCTTTAAATACATAATTTTTTAAAAAAATAAATATTTATAATAAAAAATATGAGCTTATTAAATCTTCTTATTCAACAAGGATCTGTTTATACTAATTTAGACGGGGCCACTCCTTCAGGATATATTCCTAACCCTAATACTGTAAATAATAATTTAGCAGATTCTCAATTAGACACAAATGGGGTATCAAACCCTATACCTCCTATAATTCCTCTTAATCCTAATAGTTTACAAGGTTCTTCATTAGATTTAGATGGAATTGCTCCCCCCAAATATTTAGATAATTTACCTGGATAATAAATGGGTCTTATTGATCTAAAAACCAACTTAAAATCTTTAAAGTTTGGAAATGACCAGCAAGGAGGAGGATCTAGTAATCAACCTTATATTATTTCCTCTATCCCTGAAGGATTTTCGACTTTAAACTCTGTAGATAATGATTTTCTACTGAGAGGGGGGATTACTGCTTTCTCAAGAACAGCAGATGATATATTAAGAATAGGTAAATTTTTTACAGACACAAATTCTCCTAGTGGATTGCTTTTTATTTTAAAACAAAATTTACTATCCAGAATATCAGTAAAAACCCAATATAGCACAGGTGTTTCTTATGGCGGAGCTAAAGGGGGGATAAATGAAGGTATATATAATCCTGTAAACACTATATTCCAAATAGCAAGTTCAGCTTTTGGAGGCCATTTTAATAAACAAGGACTCATTCCTAATGATGATCCTGCAGGACAAGTTTCTATTAAAAAATACAATGATGTTATAAAATATAACCAACCCACAGATAACAATAGATTGGTGGATTTTTATAATAAAAAAATTATAATAAAAACTAATAGTCCTAATTTGTACAGTTATGGAGGAGGTCCTGATTCTATTTTAGGAATAGGAGACACAAATATAAAAATAATAAGTGGGGAACAAAGAACTGGAGAAAATAATATAAAAAGTGATTATTTATTTAAAAAAGATTTTAGAAGTTTTTATGTATCTAGTAGAGATATAACCTCTAAAAGGGTAATTCCTATAGGAAGTTCAGAAAAATATTATAATATAACAAAAGACCCATTTTTTTCGTCAATAAATCCCGATTTTAATATAGTATCTCCTAATAGAGGGTTTTCTGGACCAGGAATAACAGTCGCAGGAAGAAATATAGATGATTTTTTAGATTCTCTTCCTGATATACAAAATCCCTCTATTTTTGACCCAAAATTATTTGAATCCATATATTCATATGAAGGAACCCAAAATAATTCAGTATATGTATCTGGAACTCTTGATGCTTCTGAAATAGGTCGACAAAATAATAATACATTAAGTTATCCTCAAATAACTACTTTATCTAATAATTTAGGTAACAAAAATAAAACAGGTTATCCTTCCATTGATGATTTTAGGAAAATTTTATTACAAGGCAAAACCGAATCAACAATAAATTCTAAATCTCCTGATTACAAATTCAATAACATAGAATCAAGAGTAAATTTAGGAGGAAAAAACAATGCTGGACCGGGTAATAGTTTTGGAAAAAACTTAATATCGTACGTTAGTGGTTCAGGATTGGGGCCTGTGGATAAAATAAATGCTTTACCTATATATCAATCTCAAGGACCTAAAAGAGATATAGGTCAAGTTGATTCAATATTCCAAGAATGGGCCCCAGTAAATGATTTAGTAAAATTTAGAATAGCTTCTATTGATGGAGGGGGCTCTAATAATAAAATATATATGCATTTTAGAGCTTTTTTAGATAATATAAGTGATTCTTATGATGCTGATTGGGGTTCGTTGAAATATTTAGGTAGAGGAGAAAACTTTTATTCATATAATGGGTTTGATAGAAAAATTTCATTATCTTGGACCACATATGCTCAATCTAAAGAAGAACTTATACCTATGTATAAAAAATTAAACTATTTGGCTTCAAATTTATCTCCTGATTATAGTATGAATGGTTATATGAGAGGTCCTTTAGTTTCATTAACTATAGGAGGGTATATATATGAACAACCAGGATTTATAACCTCTTTAACATATGATATTACTTCTGATACTACTTGGGAAGTAGGAATAAATGATACAAATGGTTTTAGTGATTCTTCTGTTAAAGAGTTACCCCACATGTTAAAAGTAAGTTCTTTTTCCTTTACTCCTATACATGAATTTGTTCCAAGAAAACAAACAAATGTTTATGGAACTTATGGTATGACTAATTCTTGGGGTGATCAAAGATACATATCCTTAGCAAGCGGAAAAGGCGAAATGTATAATAACTACACCCCAGATACAGAAAATATATCTTAATTTTTTATGAATAATAGATACCAGAATATACCTAAAGAAAAAATAAATAACAAACCATTATATAAAACGGTTCGTTATCCAGAAATTTCATTAAATGAAAATGATACTTATGTTTATACTTCTGATGGGGATAGATTTGATTTATTATCTCAACAATATTATGGAGATATGTCTTATTGGTGGGTAATATCTATAGCTAATCCTAAATTAACCCAAGATTCATTACTTGTACCCCCAGGAATTCAATTAAGAATACCTTTTAATTTGCCTGAAATATTAGAAAAATATGAATTAATAAATAGTTAACGATGAATATATTTGGAGAGGGTTTTGAACCATTTGTAGATACCCAAATAAAAGTAAGACAAGAAAAATATGCTGCAGGATTAAATTCTTTAAGAACTAATGAAGATGTATTGTTTTTAAATTCTAAAACTTCATTTGTAAGGTTGATGTCCTCTGTTGAAGTCAAGTCAGATTCTAATTATAAATATATAAATAGTTTAGGGTTAAATAATTTAGAATTGGCTAAACAATATATTTTATTTGCAGGAACTACTAATATAAATTCTTCTTTCCAACGTTCTGGTTTAGGATCTGATGGGGCTTACGGAACTGGGGGGAATGAATTAGGATATAGACCTATGCCTGGGGTTACATCTGCGGAAATTAAAACAGATGGAAATGGTTTTACAAATTCTGCTACCGTAAAAATAAAAGTATGGAATAGACAACAATTAGAAATAATTGATGCTCTATATCTAAGATTAGGTTATTATATGTTATTAGAATGGGGTCATGTTGTATATTGGGATAATAATAAAAATTTAATAAATGATCCTAATCAAAATAGTTTAAAAAATTATTTTTTTGATCCTTCTAATAAAAATATAAACGATGTACTAAAAAAAATTCAGGAAAAAAGAATATCAAGTAATGGAAATTATGATGCTTTGTTTGGGAAAGTTATAAATTTTTCTTGGGCATACGGGTCAGATAATAGTTTTGATGTAACAATAAATTTAAGAAGCATAGGAGACATAATAGAAGCACTAAAAATAAATTCTTTAAAAAGTATACCTGCTGAAATTTCTTCTGAAGCCCCTTCAGATAAAACCATAGAACCTTCAGAATACTATAAAGATAAAAATGCTATAGGAAAATTATATTATATAGTAAAAAACAAAATTTTAAATAATGCTGGTTATTTTATAGAACCTAATAGTATTAAATCTTCTTTTAATCCAGGAGAAAAAACATTCTGTAAAATTCCTTTCGTAGGAGCTAATACTGAATGGAAATATTATGTTAAATTCAGTAGATTTTTAGCTGAAATTCAAAATTCTTATGTTTATTTATTTAATGGTGAACATAAAGGATTAAATATTGATTTTAATATAGATACTAATTTAATCCCGATAAATGAATTAACTATAAGTGTAGATCCTAGAATATGTATTGTTTCTAGAACAGATACTGTAAACCCTAAATCTATATTTCCTACAATAAATTCAGAATCTTTTACTTGGGATTTTTATAATTATTTAGATTCTTTTATATACGAATTAGAAAATAAAGCTTTATATGGGAAAATAATGAATATTTATTTGAATTTTGATTTTCTCTTACAAAAATTAGATGAATTAACAGACCCTAAAACAAATAAAGCTTCATTAAAAGAATACCTAAATTCAATTTTAATAGAGGTTTCTAGATCTTTAGGGTCATCAAATAATTTAGAGGTTACTATAGATGAAACAACAAATACCTTATATATAATTGATAAGAATCCTTATCCTTTTAAAGATGATTTATTAAAAGAAATGGGAAAATATAAATCTATAACAAAATTTAATGTTACTGGGTATTATAATTCTAACGTTCCTGAAACTTCTTTTGTTAAAAACCTAAATATTCAAACAGAAATACCTCCTGATTTTGCTAATATAATTTCTATAGGGGCGGCTGCTGATAAAAAAATAATTGGTGAAGATAGTACAGCTTTTTCTAAGTTAAATGAGGGATTATATACTAGATTTGCGGAAACTGTTACTGACGGAAAAGAAACCATTCAACAAACAAGTTCTGAAGAAACCCCCAGTGCTTTAATTCCTTCTTCTAAAACTTATTTTGAATATGTTATTAAAGGATCTAATTCAAAAGGATTAAACCTTCAATGGAATGATAATACTTTTGAATCTAATAAAAGTATATTATCTGACCTAATAATTCAGGCAAATAAGTTAAAATCAAAGGAATCTCAAGATTCATCTACAGTTTCTCCTACTTCTGGTTTTATACCTGTTAATATATCATTAACTATGGATGGTTTATCTGGTATGAAAATCTTTCAACAATTTGATTTAGACACATCATATCTTCCTTCAAATTATCCAAATGCTGTTGAAATTTTGATTAAAGGGATATCTCATACTATCCAAAATAATGTTTGGGATACTACTATTGAATCTGTTATAGTAGGAAAAAGTTCAATGTCTACTATTTCATTTCCTTCATATCCAAGCAAAGAAAACCCAAACAAAGATACTAAAGCAAAAAATAGAGGTTATACTTTATCTTCAGACAGAAATAAATGTTCTATAAAAACTATTCCAAAAGAAAGAAAAATAATATCTCAATCAACAATAAATAATTTTTTCAAAAATAAAGGATATTCTAAAGCTTCTATTGCTGGAATAATATCTAATTTAAAAAAAGAATCCTCTCTTAATTTAAATGCTTTTAACCCTAGTGGAGGGGGATGTGGGGCATATGGTTTAGCTCAATGGAGAGGAGTTAGACAAACTAACTTATATAAATATTCCCAAAGTATAGGAAAATCAATAGATTCACCCGAAACTCAATTAGGGTTTTTATATGTTGAAATAGAAGCTTCTTCTGTTAAAAGAATTAAAACTAATTCTGACCCTTCTAATACTTCATACATATTTGCTTCAGAATTTGAAATATTTACAGGTTCAAATAATCAAAATAATCCTGAGGTGATAGCCAGAAAAAAATTAGCTAACCAAATATTTAACCAATTAACTTAATGTATTACCCCAAATCTCAGATACAAACTAATCTATTTAGTAATGGGTTTTTAGTGAATAAATCCACAGGAGAAATTTATTATGGAGCTTATTATAAGTTATTTAATGGGAAATTATTTACTGGTAAAACTCCTCAAGATGGTCCTAACGAAGAATTAATTAATATTTCTGAAAGGGTATCTTTAATAAATAACAATAAAAATCCGATTTATTTTCAAAATGTTCCTAATAGTAATGATTATGATTTTGGGAGTTTTATAAGATATTTTTGTAAAAAAATAAATGAATTAATTTATATAGAAATATCTAAAGAGACATATGAAAATATAAATAATCAAAGTCCTAAAATATATTGGTCATTATATTCTCCTTTTTATATTAATTGGATTTTAACTGGAGAAAAAAACCAAGTTTATAAAACAAATAAAAATATAATAGATTTAATAATCAAAGAAAAAAAATTATACCAATTTAACAATTATTTAAAAGAAGATTATACTAAATTTTGGAGAATTAAATAATTTTTAGTATATTACATGTATGAAAAAGTTAAAAAATGTTTTGGATGATAAAATATATCTATGTAGAATGTTGCCTGTAAAAGCACAAATTTTGTTTAATAATGTTTTAGTTGAAGGGTTAATAACTGGTATAGATATAGAAACAGGATATTGTAATTGGAATAAAAATAATATACCTATGCCTATAGTAAGAATAGATATGATAAAAATATGAGTTATTGGTTAATAGAAACAGAAGAACAATTTAATGAAATAAAAGAAAAATCTTTTAAGCAAGTTTTTTTAGAAATAATACCTAATCATCATAATTACCATCCTAATCTAAGTGAAATAAGTGCTATTTATATAAAACCGTTTATAAATGATAAAGGTTATATGTTATGTTTCCGTCATAATGATGGATTTAGGTTAAATACAACGTTAATAGACGCATTATCAGCGAATATAGATGAAATATATGTCATAAACAAAAAACAAAAACTGTATCATTTGCCTTATAAAAATTTATATGAATTATTATATTTAATGCCTAATGAATTTGAATACCCCCAGAATATTGTCTATAAATATTTTTATAATAATTTTATAGAATTAGATGATATTAACAACATAATCCCTATAACTAAACATTATGAGTATTGTGAAGAACTGTTTGATAAAATAAAAACCTATTTTCCAGTAAAATACCCAGAAGAATTACAATTTTTAAATAACAAAGCTTCTATTGCCTTTTTAGGAATAGAAAAAAATGGTATAAAAATAGATAATAAAAAATTTAATAAATATTTTGAAATAAGTTATCCTAAATTTTCATTATCATATAATAATATATTTACTAATTATAATCTCAATACCATAACTAAAAGACCTTCTAATGCATTTAATGGATTAAATTTTTCTGCTATTCCTAAAGATAAATCCAGGGAAAGTTTTATTCCAAAAAATGACATTTTTGTAGAAATTGATGTTTCAGCATATCATCCTACATTAGCTTCTTTTTTAATAAATTATGAATTTGAAAAAAGTATATATGAAGATTTTGTCGAAAAATATAATTTTACATATGAAGAGGCAAAAAATATAATATTTAAAAATTTATACGGAGGAATAAAAAAAGAATACCAACATATAGAATTTTTTAAATTAATAAAAATATTTATAGACAATCTGTGGGAAAATTTTAATTCTATAGGATATATAGAATGTCCTGTTTCCAAATATAAATTTTATAAGGATAAATTACCTGATATGAACCCCCCAAAATTGTTTAATTATTTTCTTCAACATTATGAAACAATAAATAACATAGAAATTCTGTTAGAAATACATAAGATATTATTAAATAAAAAAACTCAAATAGTTCTTTATGTTTATGATAGTTTTCTTTTTGATGTTGATAAAACAGAACTTTTTTTGATAGAAAAAATAAAAGAAATTTTTAAACGAAAAAAATTAAATATAAAAATTTCTGAAAATATAAATTATAATTTTGTAAAACCTTAATATTTATTATAAAAAACATGAATAAAATATTTGCTTCGTTTGTCTTTGAAAAGGACTTAGATGTATTTGTTTCAAATTTAATATCTAGTTATCAAATAAACAATGATAAAATTTTTGTTTTAAATCTCCAAAATTCAAATGAATTATTAGTAACATATAGTATAGATTCAACTAATTTGAATTTTTTACCAATGAAATCTTTTTTAGTTCATAAGAAAAAAGAAACTAACACTTTATATACATTAAATGCTTTAAATGAATTAATACGTTTATCTAATGGAGGGATAGTAGATACTTCTTTTAATATAAACTGGAATCATTATAAAAATTGCATATTATTGACTCAAAATGGAAACTTTAAATCCACTAAAACTAATCTTTATAAGATAATTAAATTAAACTAAACTTGGAATACTGAATTTTTTTTGTTATATTATTGTCACAAAAATTAAATAACAACTTATAAACAAAAAAACAAATCTTTATGGAATTATCGAAAATTAAGGAGCGTTTAAATGAACTCCAATCTAAACCGTCAAAAGAACAAAAAGAAAAAATTGATTACTCTAAAATCTATTGGAAACCAAAAGCTGGAAAACATCAAATAAGAATAGTACCTTCTAAATTTGATAAAGTATATCCTTTTAAAGAAGTATATTTACATTATGGTTTTACTAAATTTCCATTTTATGCTTTAACCAATTGGGGGGAAAAAGATCCTATTGTTGAATTTACTAAAAAATTAGCTTCCCAAGGAGATAAAGAAAGCTGGTTATTATCTAAACAATTAACCCCCAAAATGAGGGTTTTTGCTCCAGTAATTGTTAGAGGTGAAGAAGATAAAGGAGTACGTTTATGGGAATTTGGAAAAGAAATATATATGAATTTATTAGGTATAGCGGAAGATCCAGATTATGGAGATTATACAGATATATCTAATGGTCGTGATTTTACAGTAGATGCTACAGAAGCAGAAGTTGCTGGAAGAAAAGGAATTAAATGTGTTTTAAGAATAAAACCTAATGTATCTTCTTTGAGTGAAGATGTTAAATTAGTAGAACAATGGTTAGAAGATCAACCTAATATATTAGAAGTTAATAAAAAATTTACTTATGATGAAGTTAAAAATATATTAACTAATTTTTTAGAACCAGAAAATGATTCTTCTACTTCTGAAAATAAATCAGAAACAAAACAATCTGTGGGAACAGTAAAAAAATCTTCTAAATTTGATTCCCTTTTTGCTGATTAATATTTAAAAAAATTGTTTTTTATGTCTGAAGTAACAAAGAGTACAACTTCTTTGAAGGCTGCTGTATCCTCTGAATTAAAGAAAGGATTCAATTTAAATAAATTCAAAGAAAAAAAATTATTAAATTCTAATGTTAAATTTAAAGAACAAAAATGGATTTCGGTTTCATCCGCCTTACAAGAAGCTTTAGGTATTCCTGGGTTTCCTATGGGACATATAAGTCTATTAAGGGGACACAGTAATGCAGGAAAAACAACAGCCTTGTTGGAAGGAGCTATCGGTGCTCAAAAGGCCAATATCCTTCCAGTTTTTATAATAACTGAAATGAAATGGTCTTGGGAACATGCCAAACAAATGGGGTTTGAGTTAAACGAAATAAAAGATGATGAAGGAAATGTTGTGAATTATGATGGGTTTTTTATATATGCTGATAGAAGTACTCTAACTTGCATTGAAGATGTTGCTGCTTTTATTATAGACATTTTAGATGAACAAAATAAAGGTAATTTACCCTATGATTTATTATTTTTGTGGGATTCTGTTGGATCCATTCCTTGCAGAATAAGCATTGAATCAAAAAATAACAACGCTCAATGGAATGCTGGGGCCATATCTCAACAGTTTGGGAATTTTGTGAATCAAAGAATAGTAATGTCCCGTAAAGAAAGTTATCCTTATACTAATACATTAGTTTGTACAAATAAAATATGGGTAGTTCCTCCAGAAAACCCATTTGCTCAACCTAAGATGAAAAATAAAGGAGGAGAAACTATGTATTCAGATGCTTCTTTGGTATTAACTTTTGGTAATATTACCAACAGCGGAACTATGAAAATAAAAGCTATAAGGGATAAAAAAGAAATTGAATTTGCTTTAAAATCTAAAGTAGCTTGTGATAAAAATCATGTCAATGGGATAACAACTAAAGGGACCATAGTTGCTACGGTTCATGGGTACATAAAAGATACTCCTTCTTCAATAGAAAAATATAAAAAAGAACACTCAAATGAATGGACTCCAGTTTTGGGTTCTGGAACATTTTCTGTTGTAGAGGATAAATCTGATTGGGAAGAAACCACAGCCATACCATTATTAGGAGAAGATTAATGAAACCTGAATATCTTCAAATATTAAAAGAAATAGATTCAGAAATAAATAGAAAACCTAATGATAAAATATTGTTAATCGATGGTCTGAATTTATTTTTAAGAAATTTTGCTGTATTAAAACATGTAAACCAAAACAATGCGCATATAGGAGGGTTGGGAGGTTTTTTAAGATCTTTAGGATATTTGATAAAACTTAATTCCCCAACCTCTATATATGTTGTGTTTGATGGTTTAGGTTCTTCTACTAATAGAAAAAATTTATTTGCTTCTTATAAGGAAGGAAGAAATACTGGAAGGATAACTAATTTGGAAATTTTTGAGGACAAACATACTGAAAATGTTGCCCAATTAGATCAAATAGTTAGATTAACATATTATTTAAAATGTTTACCTATTAAAGTATTATCTTTTGATAAAGTAGAGGCAGATGATGTTATATCTTTTTTAGCTACTTCTTTTGAAAAAAAATATAATTCTAAAGTAGTAATAGCTTCTAATGATAAAGATTTTTTCCAATTAATAAATGATAATATAAGTGTTTTTAAAACAGGTGAAAGAATGTTTTATACTAAGGAACTTATTTTATCTAAATATAATGTTTTAGCAGAAAATTTTATTTTATATAAAACTTTTGTAGGAGATTCTTCAGATAAAATACCTGGAGTAAAAGATATAGGAGAAAAAACTTTAATACAATTATTCCCTGAATTATCTCAGAAAAAATTATCTTTAGAAGAGATTTTTGATATATGTAAAGAAAAATTAAAAGAAAAAAAAAGTTATGCAAAAATATTACATGAAAGTGAATTGATAAAAAATTATTATAAAATAATGGATATAAAAACCCCCCTATTATCAGATTATGAAAAAGATGTTTTGTGTGAAATAATAGAAGAACCTTTTCCTAAAACATCAAAAAAAGAATTTATGGATATGGCCGAAATTGACAATATATCTATAATAATAAATAATTTAGAAACTTGGTTGGACAATACTTTCAAAGAAATTAATCTAATAAATAAAAATTAATTGTGACTTTACTATCTCTAGAATCATATGGTATTTCTTTTCAAATAAAAGTAATATCTTCTTTATTAACAGATAAAGAATTTTTAAACAATGTTCATGATATTTTAAATGAAGAACATTTTAATAATCAAGGACATAAATGGATAATAAATGAAATATTGTCTTATTATTCTAAATATAATACTGTTCCTACTATAGAAGTTTTAAAAATAGAATTGAAAAAAATAGACAATGAAGTTTTAAAAATTTCTATAAAGGAACAATTAAAAGAAGCTTATGAAGCTTCAACAAATGCAGAAGATTTGGAATATGTAAAAACTGAATTTTCAAAATTTTGTAAAAACCAAAATCTAAAAAAAGCCCTATTATCTTCAGTAGATTTATTAAAAATAGGAGATTATGATTCAATAAGACATACTATAGATGATGCTTTACGTTCAGGTCAAGATAAAAATATAGGCCATGAATATACTAAGGATGTAGAAACTAGATATAGAGATGAAGAAAGATCTCCTATTCCATTTCCTTGGCCTGAATTTAACAAACTCACTCAAGGAGGGTATGGAAAAGGAGATTTAGTGTTAATATTTGGTAATCCCGGAGGAGGAAAATCTTGGGCTATAGTAGATATGGCGGCACATGCCGCTTCTTTAGGGTATAATATTATATATTATGCCTTGGAATTAGGAGAAGCCTATGTTGGAAAAAGATTTGATGCTAATTTAACTAAAATACCTGTAGATAAACTAAATGAACATAGAAATGAGGTCGAAAATGTAACAAGCAATTTACCAGGACAAATTATTATAAAAGAATATTCGCCTAAAAGAGCTTCTTTGTCTACTATAGAACAACATATTAAAAAATTAGAGTATTTGTATAAATTTAAACCCGATGCTATTTTTATAGATTATTTAGACTTATTAAAAAATAGAAAGAATAGAAAAGATAGAAAAGATGATATAGATGATGTTTTTATGGATGCTAAAGGATTAGCTAAAGAATTAAAAATTCCTATTATATCACCTTCCCAAATAAACAGATCAGGAGCAAAAGATGAAATATTAGAAGCAGACAAAATTGCCGGTTCTTATGATAAAATAATGATAGGAGATATTTCATTATCTTTAGCAAGAAAACGTAAAGATAAATTAAACGGAACTGGTAGATGGCATTTTATGAAAAATCGTTTTGGACCGGATGGATTAACTTTTACTTCTAAAATAGATACTTCTATTGGAAAAATTGAAATATTGGAAAACATAAGTGATGATATAGAAGATATTGAGTCTTCTAAGCAGAACAATGGATTTAACAATATAGATAATGATGATAAATCTTATCTAAGAAAAAAATTCTTTGAATTGGAGAAAAAATAAAATTTTCAGATATTTATATAAGCCCAAATTTAATTAAAATTAATCACTAAACCAATACAAAACTTATGTTAAATAAAGAATCCCAAATCCTATCAGAAATTATAGTACATTTAAAATATGCAAAATATGTCCCTGAATTAAACCGAAGAGAAACATGGGAAGAATTAGTAACAAGAAATAAAGATATGCATTTAGCTAAATTTCCTGATTTAGCAGAAGAAATAGAATCAGCATATAAATTTGTTTATGATAAAAGGGTATTACCAAGTATGCGTTCTTTGCAATTTGCCGGTAAACCAATTGAAATTAATAACGCTAGAATTTTTAACTGCTCTTATTTACCTATAGACGACCATAGAGCATTCTCAGAAATTATGTTCTTACTTTTATCTGGTTGTGGAGTAGGATACTCAGTTCAAACTCATCATATTGAAAAACTTCCTGAGATTAGAAAACCATTAAAAAATAAAAGATATTTAGTAGGTGACAGTATTGAAGGATGGGCAGATGCAGTTCGAATGTTAATGAAAGCATATTTTGGATTAATTAATTCATGTCCTATATTTGATTTTAGAGATATTCGCCCTAAAGGATCTCAACTAATCACAGTAGGAGGAAAAGCTCCAGGCCCTGAACCACTTAAAATTGCTTTAACTCATGTTCAGGCTATTTTAGATAGAAAAAAGGACGGTGATAAACTTACTTCTTTAGAATGTCATGATATTATTTGTCATTTAGCAGATGCAGTATTAAGTGGAGGTATTAGAAGAGCTGCACTTATTTCATTATTTGATTTAGATGATGAAGAAATGTTAACTTGTAAATTTGAAGATTGGTGGGAAAATAATCCACAACGAGGTAGAGCAAATAACTCAGCTGTTTTATTACGTAATAAAATTGATAAAGAAACTTTTCTTAATTTATGGAAAAAAATCGAATTAAGTAATAGTGGAGAGCCAGGATTTGTCTTTACTAATGATAAAGACGCAGGTACAAATCCATGTGCCGAAATCAACTTAAAAGCAAATCAATTTTGTAATTTATGCGAAATCAATGCTTCAGATATCGATTCACAAGAAGAATATAATGCACGAGCTAAAGCAGCAGCATTTATAGGAACATTACAAGCTACATATACTGATTTTCATTATCTAAGAGATATTTGGAAAAAAACAACAGAAAAAGAAGCATTACTAGGTATTGGAATGACAGGTATTGCTTCTGGAAATATATTAGGATTAAATATGAAAGAAGCAGCTAAAGTAGCTTGTGATGAAAATGAGCGTTTAGCAAACATATTAGGTATAAATAAAGCTGCTCGCATTACAACTGTTAAACCCAGTGGTACTACAAGTCTAGTATTAGGTACTTCAAGTGGAATTCATGCTTGGCATAGTGATTATTATATTAGAAGAATTCGCTTAGGTAAAAATGAAGCTTTATATACTTATTTATCAATATATCATCCTGAATTACTTGAAGATGATGTTTTTAAACCTACAATTCAATCTATAGTAAGTATTCCTCAAAAAGCACCTGAAGGAGCTATCACAAGAAAAAATGAATCTGCATTTAGTTTATTAGAAAGAATTAAATTAATAAACCAAAATTGGATCAAACCTGGATATCGAAAAGGAGCTAATCAACATAATGTTAGTGCTACTGTATCAATTAAAAAAATTCCATTATTAGAAGAAGATGGAGTAGATGATTTTGGTAATATCAAATATAAACAATCTATAGATACTAATGGTAATTTATTATGGTTAGTTGATGAATGGGTTCCAGTTGGTAATTGGTTATTCGAAAATAAAGAATATTTTACTGCGTTATCTTTCCTACCATTTTCGGATCACACATACACTCAATCACCATTTGAAGATATTACTGAAGAAAAATATAATGAAATGGTAAAACAATTACATGAAATTGATTTGACAAAAGTAGTTGAAATGACTGATTCAACAGCAAGACAAGATGAATTAGCGTGTGCTGGAGGGAATTGTGAAATAAATTAATATATGAATAGTCAAGATTGGATTTATGAACAGTGGATTAAAGAATCACTAATCAAGGTTAGTGGTTCTCTATCCAAATAATTAGGATTACCAGATTATATTTTAACAAACGAGGAAAAAGAAGTATTTTTAACATTTAAAGAAATAAATCAATTAGAAATAGTTCGTCAAAATTCTATCCGACAAAAATATGTCGATCAAGCTATTTCTTTAAATTTATGTTTTGATCCAAATGATTCACCAAAGTGGTTGTCTCAAGTACACAAAGAAGCCCACAAATTAGGTGTTAAAACTTTATATTATTTACGTACTGAATCTGTATTAAGGGGAGATAACTTACAAAGACTAGCAGATTGCGTCTCTTGCGAAAGTTAGGCAATATTAATTTATTCATCCATAAATATAATAAAAAATTTTATTTCTGGTACTAAATATGTAAAAAAATTTTTTCATAACTTTTTCATGCGAAAAATTTGGAAAATTGAAAATTTTTTCATATATTTATTCCACACTTAAAAAAACACACACTATGAGAACTAAAATTTCCTCCTAGCACATAACGTTTTGCGTATATGAAACTGTAAATAATAAAAATATGAATTGGAGAAAATTATTCTTGATAACTTATTGGATAAGAAAGAACGACTTTAATGCTTTCACTTTCTTGATAGATTTTTACATAATCTTAGGAGCGTTGGCTTTTATTATTTATGTTTTATATACGCTGTTATAGTTGAGTTAAATTATTGTTTTACAAATAAAAATTTCAAAAATGAAAAATAAAGTTATTAAATTGAACAAAAAATATTTGCTTGACATGGGTTCGCAATGTCCTGTGGGTATTAAAACAAAGGAATTTGTTGAAAATGGTGTTAAATGCGAATATTTATCATCATGGCAAGGTAGAACTGAAATAGTTGGTTATGAAATTTTTGAAATGAACGGATATTCAAAACAATAATTTAATTAACTATAACGGAACGAGGATAAGCGAAGTTTTATTTACGGATTAAAAGCAGAAAACAAAATGGACAAAGATAAATTGAAAGGGGCTGTAGCAAGTGAACTTATAATTGTTGCTATGGAAACGAAAGGCAAAAGACCAACACATTTAAATTTTGAGGACATGATTGATGTAGTAGCGGATGTAGTAAATAAAATTTCCGCTTATCCTATGTTAGCGGATAGTTTACCACTTTCAAAGAACTGTGAATATTTCAATTCGGATGAATGTGATTGTATGGATGGATTTTGTCACTATGGTGAGAAGCGGTAAATTTCCGCTAACGT